AAGAGACAAGATATTTGTCAAGCCTATAAAACGAATTCAATCCACGCTTTATATTCAAAGTGCAGAAGCTGACACCGTAGGATATATTACGGCCGTTGGAGATGAGGCGGCCGAGGAAGGGCTAAAAGTAGGCGATAAGGTATATTTTGGCACATTGGCCAAAGATTACAAAAACGAATACTTAAAGTATACTAACTTCAAGAACAACGATGAAAACTTGATCGTAATGTCTTGGCAAGATGTTTGTTTTGTTGAGGAGATTGAATGAAAGCCCACGACAAGCCTATACCGCACAAAACCACGGGTAAGGGCAAGACCTACAACCCTACAGAAAAGGGTGCGGGAATGACCGCCAAAGGGCGTGCTGAGTACAACGCCAAGAATGGTAGCAACCTCAAGCCTCCAGCTCCTAATCCTAAAACCAAGAAGGATGAAGGGCGTAAGGCTAGTTTTTGTGCTCGCATGGAAGGTGTAGTAAAGAACGCTAAAGGTCCTGCTGAAAGGGCTAAAGCATCATTAAAGAATTGGAACTGTTAATGCCACTCATTAAATCAACATCACCCAAAGCATTTAAAGAAAACATTAAAGCAGAAGTAAAAGCGGGTAAACCTGTTAAACAAGCTGTTGCAATTGCTTATGCTGAAAAACGTGAAGCTCAAAAAACTAAGGTTAAGAAAAAGTGAAAATTGAAAAAGTTAAGGTAGATCAGCTTATACCTTATGTAAATAACAGTCGCACACATTCTGATGAACAAATTGCACAAATAGCGGCATCAATCAAAGAATTCGGTTGGACTAATCCAATTTTGATAGATGGTTCAAATGGAATTATTGCTGGTCATGGTAGGTTAAAAGCGGCACGTAAATTAGGAATGACTGAAATACCAGTTATTGAATTAGCACATTTAACTGAAAATCAAAAAAAAGCATTAATAATTGCTGATAATAATTTAGCTTTGAATGCAAATTGGGATGCACAACTTTTAAAAATAGAACTAGAAAATTTACAAAGTTTTGATTACAACATTGACATTTTAGGGTTTAGTCAAGAATTTTTAGACGAACTGTTAAATGCAACAGAAGAAAATGAAGAAAATAAATATACACAAAAAGTTGACATTCCAACTTATGAGCCAACAGAAGAAAAGCCATTATTAGAAGAATTGTATGATGATGCAAAAGCAATGGATTTAATTAATTCAATACAAAGTAGTAAATTACAAGAAAAAGAAAAACAATTTTTAATGACAGCGGCATCAAGGCATATTGTTTTTAATTATGAAAAGATTGCTAGTTTTTATGCTCATTCTTCAAAAGAATGTCAAGAACTTATGGAAAATAGTGCTTTAGTTATTATTGATTTCAATAAAGCTATAGAAAATGGATTTGTTAGATTAACTGAAGAAATCAACGACATGTTTGATAATTCAAAAAATGAATAATGAATACATTTTTATTAGACATGGACAAACTTATTGGAATAAAAATGGAATTATGCACGGTCAATATGATATTCCACTTAACTATACAGGAATTAAACAAGCAAAACAAATATCAACAGAATTGAAAAGCGAACATTTTGATTTATGTTTATGTTCTCCACTTAAAAGAGCAAAATCAACAGCATTTAGTATTCTGTTAAATCATAAGAACACAAAAATCTTTTATGATGATAGGCTAATGGAATTAGATAAAGGTTTGCTTGAAGGTAAACATCTTAATAGCGAAAAACTGTTAAAAAACGAAGATTTTAATTTTCTGAAAAAATTTAACATAGAAAGTAAAAAAAACTTTTATTTAAGGGTAAAAAATTTCATAGATGAAACAGAAAATAAATATAAAAATAAAAAAATTCTAATAGTTGCACATAGTGGCACTATAAAAATGCTGTTTTTTTGTTTTAATTTTCCTAAAAATCAACTTCATAAAGCCTACTATGATTTACATATTAAAAACTGTAAAGCATATAAACCAAATTCAATTAGCTTAAAGGATGAAAAAATGAAAATAGGATTTTTCCCAATGGTTGCAGATATTTTGCATTCAGGACATGTTTTGTCATTAGAAGAAGCAAAAAAACATTGTGACTTTTTGATTGTAGGACTGCATTGCAAACCAAACTATAAAAACCCACAACAATCAATTTACGAAAGATATATGCAACTTAGAGCTATCAAATGGGTAGATGAGGTTATTCCTTATGAAAACATTGATAAAGATAAAGATATATTTGTTTCATTAGATTATGATGTGTATTTTTTAGGTGAGGATCATAAAAACGATGAATGGGAATTGAAAGACAAAATTGAGGAATTAGAAAAAGAAATTGTTTATTTAAAAAGAAAACACAATTACAGTAGTAGCAAAATTAAAAATGAATTTAACTAAAAAAATAGCCATTTTTATTCTTTCGCACGGAAGGCCTGAGAATGTAATAACTTATCAAACTTTAAGAAAACAAGGTTATACGGGTAAAATCTATATTATTGTTGATGATGAGGATAAAACATTAAACCAATATAAGGAAAAATATAAAAATGAAGTAATAGTATTCAGTAAAAAGGATTATGAACACAAATTTGACATAATGGACAACTTTAGTGGTAATAAAGTTATAGTTTATGCTCGAAATGCTTGTTATGATATAGCAAGAAAATTAGATTTAGATTACTTTTTTGAATATGAAGATGACTATACTTTGTTCCAATACAGATATATAAAGAAAGATTCATTAAAAGGCATATCAGTAAAAAATTTAGATGAAATTTTAGATTTAATGATTAACTGTTTAGATGAAACAAAAGCAAATACAATAGCTTTTGCACAAGGCGGTGACTTTATAGGTGGTGCTGGTTCTTTTAAAAATAATACATTTAAAAGAAAAGCTATGAATAGTTTTGTATTCAAAGTTAATAAAAATCCAGCAGAAGACATAAACTTTATTGGTAGGATGAATGACGATGTAAACACCTATCTAACTCAAGGAAAGGTAGGAAAACTTTTTTTTCAAGTGTCAACCATATGCTTAGTGCAACTGGCAACACAATCTAATTCAGGGGGAAATACTGAAGCCTACAAGTCATTTGGGACATATGTTAAGTCATTTTATAGTGTGATAGCGGCACCTAACTGTTGCGTAATTGACCTAATGGGTCGTACAAACAAAAGAATTCATCATAGAATCAATTGGAATCATGCGGTTCCTAAACTTCTTGACGAAAAGCATAAAAAACGATAATCTACCTTACATTTCCCCTCAATAAAAGATGATACTGCACGAACCGACCATTGAAATGCGTAAATTAGTTGAATCCAGCTCGGGATTAGGCTTGCCGCATGAATCTATAGCTGTACTTGTGGGAATAGATGATAAAACGTTAAGAAAACATTACAGAGCTGAATTGGATATGGGTAAAGCTAAAGCGCATGGGAAAATAGCTAAAACCTTATATCAAAAAGCATTATTGGGTGATACAACCTGCTTAATATGGTGGACAAAAGCTCAAATGCGTTGGTCTGAAACAGTAAAACAAGAGTTAACAGGCGAAAATGGTGAGGCATTAATACCAAGTATTAATATTTCATTTGTTAAACCTAAAGATGTTGGCGAAACGGTTTAGCCCCGTGGGTTGAAGATATTAAGAGTGTTGTTCACCTGACCCTGCTTTATGGGAGCGCCAATTTTGGAAGTAATTAATCAAATTCAGTTTCCACTTAAACTGCAATGTTTGTTTCAGCCTGCAAGGTATAAAGTATTGTGGGGCGGTCGTGGAGGTGCTAAGTCTTGGGGTATTGCTAGAGCATTGTTGATTATTGGTGCTAATAAACCTATTCGTGTGCTTTGTGCCCGTGAATTTCAAACATCTATCAAAGATTCAGTACATAAGCTATTAAGCGACCAAATCATAAATATGGGGTTAACAGACTTTTATGAAGTGGTTGACCGCACAATACGAGGCAAGAATGGGTCAGAATTCAACTTTGTTGGCCTTAAGAACAATGTAGCCAACGTCAAGTCTTATGAGGGTGTTGATATATGCTGGGTGGAGGAGGCGCAATCAGTATCGGCAAGGTCTTGGGACGTTTTGATTCCTACAATTCGTAAAGAACAATCCGAGATTTGGGTAAGTTTTAACCCTGAACTGGCCACAGATAACACCTATCAGCGGTTTATTCTTAATTCACCAGCTAATTCTATTGTCCAAAAGATTAACTGGTCTGATAACCCTTGGTTTCCTGAGACGCTTAAGCTAGAAAAAGATGCTCTTAAAACTAGAGACATTGAGGCGTACAACACGGTTTGGGAAGGCATTTGCAGAGTAACTGTTGATGGTGCTATATTTGCCAAAGAGATGCAATTAGCAGAGTTAGAAGACCGCATTACAAAGGTAAACTACGACCCAATGAAGCCCGTTCATGCGGTATTTGACTTGGGATGGTCAGATGCAACAGCGGTATGGTTTGTCCAGTTTATAGGTATGGAAACCCGTTTAATACGGTATTTTGAGACAAGCCAAGAGACAATCAGCGCTATTTTAGCCAAAATGCAGACGTTTGGTTACATATACGATACATTGTGGTTGCCACATGATGCTGAAAACAAAACATTAGCGGCAGCAGGCAGATCAATTGAGGAAATTGTTAGATCATCAGGCTACAAAACAAGGATAATTCCTAGAACGCCAGTAGTTGACAGTATTAATGCAGCAAGAACGATATTTAGGAATTGCTGGTTTGATAGAGATAATTGTGCAGATGGGCTACAATGT